GTGTTCATGTTTCCTAGAATTGTATTAAATGACTCATTACCTATTCCTTTTATTAATGATAAATTTAACTCAATCATTTCTTTAGCTTCTCCTACTCCTTGATAACCTTTACCTAAGGTCCACTTTGTTCTAGCATCAATCACGGCTCTTAATTCTGGAATCTTTTTATAATATCCTAAGTTCTGTTCATAATCTTTAATTGGGTATCTAAAAACTTTGTCTCCACTTACTCCATCAGTTGTTATAGGACTAACAGAATAATCTGTATGTTGGTCTTCTCCTGCAACTGCACTTCCTATTTCTGTATCTGGCATGTTTTTGTTATGTGTGTTGTTTATTTAAATTTATCTAAAATTGATATGTTATTCTTGCTCCCTCTACTACGAATGTATTATCTACTTCTCCAACAGTTAAGACATAGCTATAATTTTGATTGTCTATTGTTGCGAAACTAATGCTTGTATCTTCTATGTTTATTGTTGCATCTGCTACATTATTAAAATCTCCATTATGGTCAACTCTTAAAAATTCCCATTGCATTCCTGCAGTTCCATAAACTATTACTCCAGTAATTACTGCCCCTTGTGGTAAGTTTACTGGGCATGAAAAAATATATCCTGCTGTTGCATTAGATTTTAATTCTACATCTGGGAATGCTAAATAAGTTACATCCATTACATCTGGTTCTGCTGGGATAAAATGATGTCCTGTTGCACTCCAAAAAAGGGTTTCTCCAATTTTACGAGAAAATCCTAATCTTTCTTCTTTACTTGCTTCAAATAAACTATTTACTAATCCTGAAAAACTTAAAGCCATTGTTCAATCCTCGTTTCTTTATTTAGGTCTGGAATTTGTCCCTCATTACGATTTTCGAAACTTTTTGCTAATCCTAGTCTCATCATGGTTTCTCCCATATCCATTCCTAGACTTATTATCTTAGCAAGAAGTCTCCCATACTTTCCTACTCTTTGATTTGGGTCAATCTGTAGTTCAACCTCTTCTCCCTCGATAACTCCTTTAAGATAATCTCTTGCTTCTCCTCCTCCCTCACTCATTTCTGGTGCATTGATGTCTAGAAATCTAACTGGGAAATCAAAATCTCTCATATCCCATCTTACTTTAATTGTGTCTCCATCAATAACTTTAATTACTTCTACTCGTATATCTTCTGTGATTTGAGGAAATGGGCTAACTATGTGTTCTTGTAGTTGTGAGTTTGTTAATTCTGGAAACTTCACGAAATCATGTGCCATTATGCTTCCTGTATGAACTTCTGAACTTTTTTATCTCTTAGAATTGAAATAGCAAATAATGCTTTATCTCTATTAACATTAATTAAATCTTCTGCTTCTATTCTTGTTGTGTAGGCATTCATATCCCCCATTATTACATATATTGCACATAAACATGCACTAGCTTCTGTTAATATCCCACCAACATCTGCATTAAGTCCTGCAGTGAAAGCATCACTCCAATTAAATCTAGTTAAACTATTAATTAATGATTCTACATTTAGAACATAAACATCTGTTGCTGCAACTGCTTTAGAAACTGCTGGGGCATTTTCTCCTGCTCTTGCTTGGATGTCTGCACTCTTTGTATATATTCCAACATCTGCCATGAGATTAACAGAACGCCCTAATATTTAAAGTTTTGTCTTTCATGCAATGTGCCATCCTTTTCAAACTCTCAAAAATATGTGTGTAATTACCATGAATTTTCAATACTCCGTTCTCATTCTCTACTTGCATGCACCTTAAACTCTGTTTTAATCTGGGGTCATCAAATAGGTTTATCTTTCCCTGTTCCATTAATGTTTTTAAGAATATAGACATTTCTACACCGAATAAGGGTTTTGTTCTCTCCTTATTTTCTTTTCCTGTTCTATCAATCTCATATACTCTTTGAGCATTGTTTAATCCGATAACCTTACGTTTAGTTTGTTTATCTTCAAAAAGAAGATCATAAACTCCAATACCTAAACCTCCATCATCCATAAAAATCTTTTTGTGGTTCATGTTTACATCTTTATGGATTAACCATCTTGCACAATCTGTTAAGGTTTGTCCGTCTGGAATTTCCATATCAATTTGTCTTAAATTATTTCTATCAATCCTATCCCCAGACGTAGAGACTGTTTCATCTCCCCCCATCCTTGCTAAATCTAATCCTTGATATTTATTACCTCTGGGAACATAAAATGCTTTGGGGTCTATATTACAACGCGCTTCAATCAACTCTTCCGGAATAAATCTCTGTAGGCCCCCAACAAATAAACCTAGATATTCTTGTTGATATTGAAGTTTGGTCATGGTTTTCTTTTCTTCTTCTAAAAACTCTTTAGTAATTCTTGGACAATCCTCACTAGAAATATGGTCATGATAAAATCGTGGGTTCTTAAAACACTCGGCAAAATAGCCCTCTGTTCCAAACGGTGTGGATAATAGAATTAGTTGTCCTTTAGTTGTTGCGAGAACGGGTCTTATTCCACTCCACGCTTTGGGATTAACAAACGCGGCTTCATCTATAATTAAGAGGTTCGCAGTAAATCCCCTTATTCCTAAACCATCATCGCCTACAGGAACACATCTTATTTGTGAGCCGTTTCTTAATTCTGCAAACGCCATTGTCATTCTTCCTTTGATTTGTCGAGGGTAATGTTCATTAAGATAATCCTTAACCATCCAAAATATATGAGTTGCCTGTCTTGCTAGTGCTGCGCCGATAATTACTACATGATTAGGATTTTCTAGTGCATGCTTCGCAGCTTTAATTCCTATAGTTTGAGATTTCCCTACTTGTCTCCCAGTGCATAAACAAATATCTCCTTTCTCTGCCATAACTTTTTCTTGCCATGGGTCAAGTTTAATAGTCTTTTTCATTATTCCCTCCACGCTTTAACTTCTGCAATCGCTCTATCCATTGTTGTTTTTGGTAGGTTCCAAAACTTAGAACAGTATTTTTTAAAACAATCCCAATTTACTGGTAGTCTCGGTCTTTTATTTAATTGTTTCTTCATTACTCTAATAATAGTCTCGTTTGGGTCTTTGAACATCCAATTATCAAAATCTCCCTTAAATTCTAAATTCGTATCTTCATATCTAACCATTGTCGATTTTCCATTTTAATTGTCTGATGTCTTCTCTTGCTATTTTCAAGCAACAGTTGAAATCATTACAAACTTGATAAGCTAATTCTTTTAAGTCTGCTGTTTTATGCTTTCTTAAACAAGCTTCAATCCAGTTTAATCTATTGTTTCTTTGCATTTGTATTATTTTTGATGCCATACATTAACTTAACAAATGAGCTTTATAAAGATATATGTGCTGGAGAGAGATACATACCCCCTCTCCTTAACAAACCTCTCCCCCCTTGATGAAGATACTATACTTAATGCTCCTCTCACTATGTCTCTCTCTCTCTACAACTCTAACCACTTGCTTCAAAGCCCTGTCTCATTATTAATTAATAAATTACGTTGTCATTTCTTTTCTACAATGGTTATGTTGTTGGTTTCTCAGAATATAATTTTTCATAGTTACAATAATATTTTATTTTATTTAAATGTTTTGAGTCTACATTATTTATACGGCTACAATATAGTGTGGACGTAGAGTTATACGTCTACAATGTTATATTAGAATTTTGTAAGCGAAGTCCTACATACAAGAGATGATAAAAGGTTAAGAGTCGCATAGTGTGGGTGGGTGGATGGGTTGTTGTTAAATAGTGAGCATCAGCTCACGGCCATCAAGCAGGGCTTGATGCTATTTGTTAGCCTAGCAGGCTGGCTATTGAATAAGCAAGCTTTGCTTGCCTATCTGTAGGCTTTTACACTGCAAACATACTAAGCATAAGCTTAGCCTAAGAAGTTTTTTGCCTTGTAGCAAAAACATGTGAATAGATTATTTAAATGTTTGCAACGGCACAGGCTTTATCATAAGCCAAGATGAATGCCTTGGCCAACTCATAAAAGCCCTTATCATTGCCATATTTCTTATCCCAAGGATTGCCAAACCTTAACCTACCATGTATTAATGAATGACATGTATAACAGAGTTGGATTGTAATGTCTTTAGGATAATCAATGTGATGTTTATTAAACACCTTGAGTTTACCCTTTACTTTCTTCTGAACCTTACCACATAACACACACTTTATCATCCTGTTATCCTTGCTTTTAGTTCTTCTAATAGCTTTATCTTAGCATTAGTTATTTCAATGTAATTAGTATAATCTTGATAATCACTCTCATAAGCATTCTGCATATTAGACTTAAGGTATTCTATCTGCACATCAATCAACCCCAAAACATCTTTTATATGTTGTAGTTTAGCTTCTAATTGGATTATCCACTCTACATTATTTATTGCTATTGCAACTTTCAAATCAGCTTCTAATTCTTTTATTGTTTTCATTTTATCTTTGATTATAAATGAGGGGTTGTTCCTTTTCTCAATTTCTATCTGAATGTACTAATCCCCCTCAAATCCCAGTCTTTCCCATTACCTCTGAGCACATTTGGTGAGCACTGGACTCTTATCTGTGACTATGATACCCTCTAATTGAGGGCTTAATTAATAAATTATTGACTATTTACTGACTAAAAGCATCTCGTGCTTGTTTAACTTGTGCTATTGCTTCTTTCATGATCATAGAAGTTCCATCTTTAGAATATCTATCTAGTTGCATCATTGCTATAAACACATCCTTAGCATACGCTGTGTAAAAAGAGGTGTCTTTATCCCTTTCATTAAACAAATCATGCTTAACTTCTTGGATTGGCTCTTTTAAGAACTTTTTAGGCTCAATTACTTCAACACCAAT